AAAGGCGGGGCGACCGAAGAAGATATTGAAGACTATTTTTTAAAAAGATAAGGAGGGGAATCTCGTGATTACATTGTCAATAAGCCAATTAAAGGCAGAATTAGCGTAGAAACCCCTCCTTTCTATAACATTTATGTCTAAACAACAAGTTAAGGCGGCGGCCGCTAAAGAAGCCGAGAAGATTTTTATGAAAAACAACCCTAAATGGGCTGATAAGAATGGAAATTTTCCTAAACTTGATTCTAGCAACAGAAATACCGCTTATGGCCGAGAAGCCAGGAGAGTGGAGAGCCAAGTGATTAAGACTCGTGTATCTCAGTATAAGAAATCTAAATAGTATGCCTTTATTAAAGGGAAGTAGCAAAAAAGTAATCAGTGAGAACATTAGTCGAGAAATGCACTCTGGCAAACCGCAGAGACAGGCGGTTGCTATTGCTATGAGTGCTGGTAAAAGTAGGAAATAATTACTAATTTACATATTTAAATTAATTAAAGATTATATGATTAAAAGTTTTATTAAAAAACCGGTAGTTAACCCAAGGAAGATTACCCCGCAACCTAGTGGTAGCAGAACCCCGGCTGTAGAGGGTTCAGAAAATCCTAGTTGGGGAGCAAGGAATTCAAGAATTAACGTCCCTTATACAAAGGCACAGCATAATATTGCTAAAAGAACCTTTAAATAAATTAAGTAACTATATGGGCTGTGGAAAGAAAAGAAAGTAATATATGTCTCGTAATCAAGCTCCTACAAGAAGGCAAGAGAAGGCTTTTAAGATAAAAATGGAAAAGGGTGGAACTATGGGGGAGATACTAAGGGAAACAGGGTATAGCCCAACCGTAATAAAATCTCCTAGTAAAGTAACTCATACTAAAGGGTGGAAAGAGTTGATGGATAAGTACCTACCAGAAGATAAATTAGTTGATAAACACAATTATCTTTTAGACAATGAACGTAAAGAAGAAACCCAAGTCAAGGCGCTTGATATGGCCTATAAGTTACGCAATAAGTATCCCAAGGAGAATGTAACTGCTATTCAGATTAATGTTAATAAAGACCGAGAAGAATATGCTTAAAGTATGCGGTATAAAAGATTTATTGAAGACAAATTTCTTATTGACGAACCTCGAAGTGGCAAGTTAGTTCCTTTCATTTTTAACAAGGTTCAAGTTAAATATTACGACGAGTTAGTAAGAGATTACGATATAGAGAATAAAGGAATTACTAACCCGATCAGAGATATTATTTTGAAAGCTAGACGAGAAGGATTTTCATCGATGGTGCTTGCTCTCTTTGCGGCTGACGATATTTTACAAGTTAACCCAACTGAAACTAATGTCATATCCTACAAGGATGACGCGACTGAAACATTTAGACGAAGATACAGGAACTATGTCTTATCTTATGCCGCTAGAAAATTAGGTTATACGATAGAGCAGATACAGACCAATCCTGGCGTTTTAGACGTAGCGGCTAAGCAATTTTTAGAGGTAGACGGTACGGATATAGTTCTTAAACATAACAAAGCTCATTTCTACTGCGGTACGGCTAGTGCTAGGGTAGGGGGGCGCGGCGGGGTCTTGCAGAAGCTATTGTTCTCCGAAGCAGCTCATTATCCTAATAGCGATAAGATGACTGCCAAGGAAGTTATTGATGGCACGATGCGTCAGATAGATATTAATTCCGGCTGGGTGTTTATTGAGTCGACCGCTAACGGATATGGGAACTATTACCAGCTAATCTGGAGTCTGGCTGTTAAGTTTTTACATCGCTTTAAGTCTAGATTTTATGGGTGGAGAGAGTTCTATACTGAGGAAGATTTTGAAAAGATAAGGTTAGAAATGACTGATAAGGATATGCTTAAACAAGAATATCCGGCTTGTGTTTCTGGTGACTCTAAGATTGCAACAGATAGGGGATATATTTTAATGAAAGATTTGGTTCCAGATGGAAATATTATATTGAACAAATACGATAAAGGAGAAAAACAAACTTTTACATTAATGACTGATATGGGGTTTAGGGTGGTTTGCACAGAAGACCATCCGATATTAACTAAGCGGGGATTTGTCAAGTTAGAAAACATAGATACAGAAAATGATAGGGTTATTTTAAGCGGCTCTCGATTTAATAATAGAATACAAAAAGTTAGATATAAAGAGGCTATAGTAGATTGCGAAATAGTGATAGATAGAGATTTAGCTCTATTTCTCGGTTTATTTATGGGTGATGGGTCGTTTGCCGGTAAAGATGGAACAATATCTATTGCTTGTGATAGGGGGTGTGATGATGTAATTAGGGAGGTAGAGAGATTAATGAATAAATTGTTTGGAGGATTTGGTACTCGTATGACTGGTAGTAAAAGTGGATGTTTAGAAATAAGAAAGTCAAATAAGAAGTTTGTTGATATATTTAAACAATTAAATATTTTGAGACAAAATAGTTCGTTTGCTTATAAGAGAGATATTAAGGTTCCCGAATTTATCAAGAGTTCTCCTAAGCATATAGTTAGACAGTTTCTGAGGGGTTTGTTTGAAGCAGATGGATTTGCCGATAGGAATGGTAATAGGGTGGTATTTTTTTCAAAATACAAAGATTTTATACAGGATGTCCAACTACTATTGTTAAGCTTTGGTATAACATCACGGCTACGAACGGCTATCAAGAAATCGGGAGTAGGTTATGAATATATTGGTTATGACTTATCTCTTAGAAAGAATGAGTCGACAATGTTTAAGGAAGAAATAGGATTTATATCATTTAAGAAGAATGTAAGATTGAAGAATAATACGGGAGATAGCAGGGTTGAATTGGTGGATAAGATTAAGTCAATTACTAAGAAAGAAATAGAAAGAGTATATGATATTACGACTGATAATCATCAATTTAGTGCTGGTGGCATAGTTGTCCATAATTGTCCGGAAGAAGCTTTTATAGCATCAGGTAACACATTTTTTAACAAGGAAAGATTAACCTATCTTTTACAATCAGCTCCTGAGCCAATCGAGGTTAACAGGGAGCAATTTAGTAAGTATGAAAAGTTATTAAGCTATTACATTGATAAGACTTTGCTGATATATAGCTTGCCGGATACCTTTGGCAGTTATGTGGCCGCCGCTGATGTGGCCGAGGGAAAGGGTAAGGATAGCTCGACTGTTCATTTGATTAACAATAAGACACTGGCTCCCTGTGCCGAGTTTGATTCTAGCAAGATAAGGCCGGATGAATTTGCCGAGTTCTTGAATATGCTTGGCCGATGGTATAACAATGCCTATCTAGCCGTAGAGAGCAACGCTGGCCTGTGGGTGCTAACCGAACTATTTGAGAATTTACATTATCCTAATTTATACTGGAGAGAAGCCATTGACGATGTCAGTCATACAGTTAGGAAGCAGTTAGGCTATCATACTGGAACTGGGACACAGGGCAGAAAGGTAATGCTCGATAACTTATTGGTTCAAGTCAACCTATATGACAATATATGGACTAAAAGATTTTTGACACAGTGCTTGGTATTTGTAAAGAACGAGCAAGGACGACCCCAGGCAATGGACGGAGAGCACGATGATGTCGTTATCGCTAACGGGATATGCCACTATGTTAGAGAGAATGCCCCAGCCGAGTATCCTAAACCTAGAACGGTTGGAGATATGACAGTAGAAGAGAGGATACAAAAGAGACTATCAGATAGAAAAGAGGCAATGTCCGGGATTAACGGAGTAAGCCAAACAAATTACATTTAAGTATAAGGACGCCACTTAAACTTGTGGATAATATAAAAAAAATCAATGACGAGAAAGACGTTAAAGTCTACCAACCTGACGAGAAACAGAACCAGTTAAAGGATTTCTTAACTGCTCGGGTTGAGGTACTGAAGAAAACAAAACTAGATATTCTTGACGGGTTCAATTTCGAGGAGTTAATGAAGAGGGCTGATAGAGAATATAAACCTAAAGACTTGTTAGAATCATCTAATGTTGAAAGTTTGGTTACGATTGCTAACGAGGAGACAAATGACGATGCCAGTGCTTCTATTATCAATATCGGCTTAGAGAGGAATAAGGCTAACTGGCGCTCTACTATTAGTGACCCGACTTTGCTGGTGAAGGTTCAAACTGCGCTTTCTATCTTAATTGACCAAAATCCCGAAGCAATATTTAAAGCTAGCTCGGAAAAGTTTGAGAAAAGAACTAATGTTGCTAAGGCTCTTTGGAAGCGTAATTGGGAGATAAACAATAGCTTGGAAGTCTTAAAGTTATTCGTATTTGACCTAGCCAAGTATGGATTTGCTGTCGGGCATACTATCCCCCGTATTCTTAAAAGAGATAAAGATATTTTAGACGTCTTAGATACCGAAAACCCAGAGAACAATAAGTACAAGAAGGTTCAAATAATTGAATTTAATGATATCTACCGGGAGAAGTTAGACCTATATCGCACTTGGCTTGACGACAAAGCCAACCTAACTGACCCTTTTTCAATTAATGATTGGTATTATGAGAAAGATTATTCTTTAGATGACTTCAAGGAAGAGTTTGGGATGTATAAGGTGGCGGAGACGGTTAATGGCAGTTCTTTGTCTCTTGACACAACTGGTTTAAACTCGGCTACTAAGAGCCGGAGTGATATGGTAACGGTTGGATTTTATGAGAATAAGAAGAAAGATTTATATACAATCTGGATTCCCGAAACAAAGACGATTCTGTACTACTCCCCTCTTCCTAATGATGACGGAAAGTTAACTCTATGGTATGGTTATTGGTTGGAGCGTGACCCACGAACTATCTACGGTATAGGATTATATGAGCTTTTGAAGAACAATAAGGTGATGTATGACCGCTTTAAGAATATGACCATTGATCAGCTCACAATGGCTATATACCCGATGATATTCTATACGGGTACACCAATGAACGGAGAAAATCAGATTACTATTTCTCCTGATACTATTAGGCAGAAGCAACCCGGTTCTACTATTGACCAAGTTAAGATTTCTTATGACCCTAGAGGCTGGGATGCGACCGAAAAGTTTACTAGCGCAATGGACAACGACACTGGTATTTCCCCCACCCTACAAGGAGAAATTAGTGGTAAAACCTTGGGAGAAGTACTACACGCCAAGGATTCGGCTCTTAAACGGCTTAATATCCCTTTGTTAAACATTGCTAAAGCGATTGAAATGGATGCTTATCTTACTCTATCTTGGGCTAACCAAGTATATTCAATCCCGGAAGTAAAGGAATTTGTAAATCAAGAAGCTCTCACTGCCTATGAAGCGGAAAACAAGGTTATGGGTAGAAATATAAGGGGCTTAGGGAACGGTGGAAAGGTTGAAGCGCAGTTTTATCCTAGTATGGACTTAGGGCTGGAAGAGGATAGAAACGGAGTATTGATTGAAAGTGCCGAAAGAAGATTCTTTAGACTAGGAGATGATAAACTGCCCCTTGAGAGTATTAAATGGGAAGGTAAAATCAGTATCAAGGCCAAGTCTATCGTTAGCCCAAATCCGGAGCTTGAGAGACAGAGGAAATTAGAGCTTTATAATGTAGTTAGTCCGGTGGTTAATCAAATGGCCTCTTTATTCTATCAGCACGTTGACCCCAAGACAGGTGAGGCATACACCCCAACTGGCTCTAAAGACGTAGCCTTAGCCCTATATAAGCCTTTAAATGAGATATTAGAGATACAGGACGAGAAGCCAGAGAATTGGATATTTAAAGATATTATCGATATTTATAATAACCCGGAGATACTCGCACAAGAAAAAGAACAGGAAGCCCAAGCTAAGGCGATGGCCGAAAAGAATAATCCGGCTAATCAGCTTTTACTGGATTCCAAGGCAATGGCTGGGGGAAGTCAGGGCGTCGGTAAGGCCGAGACAGTCGTTGCCCCTAGTTCAATCAGTAATCCGTTAAGAGCTACGGCTGGGGCGATGAAGGGGGCAGAAACTAAGGCCGCTCAAGCTTTATGACGAACGGTGACAGAAAAGCATTACAAGACTTAATGACCAATATTGGTTGGCCGGTACTTGAGAAGTGTCTTAATGAATACATCGATGGTATTGGATTAAATGGCTCAATCAAACGAATAACCGAATTTGAAACTATCTGGCAAAGAGCTTTCGCCGAGGGCGGAGAACAACATTTAAAAGACTTCTTTCAATCAGTTGAAAATGAAGCTAGAAAATATATATGATAAGCAAATTTTTTCAATCTACATTCAATGATTTAAAAATAACGGCTAATTATAGCCCAGAAGTATTGAATTGTAAAAAAATAAAGTTTGAGTTAGGAGACAAAGCTGCCGAAGTAGACAGGAGTGACTTATACAATCTATTAGTCCTATTCGCTGATGACGAAGAAATGGATAAATGCCTTAATGTTAAAAACCGAGAAATGGTAATGATAAAGAAAGCCGTTAAAGTCGTTACTAAGGAAGCAATCCCGGCTGGGGGAGAGGTAAAATTTTTTATCGAATACCCGATAAGTCAGGAAGATTATGAAGACTACCTAAAAGAAAATGAAGATAAATTTGTTAAAGAAGAAGAAGCAAAGAGTAAGCTGGATAATTAATATATAAACCGCCTAATCTTAATGGGCGTTAAAAACAAAAGTATGATAAGAGGAGGATGGAAAATAAAAGATACTTCTCAAATGGGTCATCCTGCTTGGAATAAATGTAAAAAAGCATACTAAGATAATAAAATATATAAATCTTCCCATCTCTAAGAGGAAGTAAAATAAAAGAGTAACTATATGTTAACAGAAGAGCACAAAGCCAAGCTAAAGGCTGGCCGTGAGGCTAAAAAATTAGCAAAATTAAATGAAGTTCCGCCCAATGATTTAGGCAAGGAACTAGCAGAGTTCAAGGAAGAAACGAGTAAGAAGATTAACACAATCCTTGAAGCAGTTGAGAGTCTTTTAAATAAAGACCCTAAAAAGGAGATACTCCCGCCTGTTGAGGAGAAGTTAGAGTCGGAGATTGTCCCACTAACCGCTAAACAACAGGAGATATTTGAGTATTACTTTGACCCGTCAGACGGATTTAAGGCCTGGTATGACATTAATAAGAACATCTTTACTATTGAGGTACCACGGAATATGTCTAACAACAATGATGCTTATTGGTCTTTGTATAAACAGGACTTAAGAAGCAAGAAGGTTGATCAAAACAATATTCTGGGCAGTGTCAAAGATTGGTGTACTATGGTAGCGGCTAACTTACGTTACGAGCGGAGAATCCGTTTGAAATAGTATGTCTTATAATAAATTAGCTGGAAACTTAAAAAAAGATAAAAACTTACAAATTTATATCATTAAAAATATGAAATTAAGACAATTAGTTGATGGTGGCAATTCTTTGGGGTTCTTAATGGGTCAAAAACTTCCCATTGTATTAAGTTTTAAGTTATCATTATTTGTTAAGAAGATTCAACCGGAATTAGATGAGTTCAACAAGAAGGTTGCCGAGTTAAAACTTGAATATTTCGAGAAAGAGTTGACCGAAGATGGTAAGGAAACGGGCAATTTTAAAGCAGAGGATAATAAGTTAGTTACTAAAGATAAGGAAAACGGTGAAAAAGACTTTATGGAGAAGTATAACTCCCTATTAGACCAAGAGGTTGATGTTAGTATACCGGATATTAGTATTAATGAGTTCCAAGGGATTGAGATTGAGCCAAAACATCTGGTTCAGCTGGATTGGTTAATAAAGGAATAATTTTCTTTTACAATCAGACGCCTAATTTATCTTTTAAGCACTATAGCTAGGTGCTTAAAATTGATAGGCGTCCGTTTTATGTGCTTTAAAGAGGGACGCAAGTCCCTTTTTATTTTAATTAAATTAATATAACTTCTCCCCCTTCATTAATGGGGAGTAAACAAATAATTAAGTATGGCAGAAATAAAAGAAGTAGACAAAGACATTAGTGATGAAGATATTGCCGCCTTCGAGGAAGCTGATGAAGCTGGGGATGTTAAAATTGACCCAGATAAATTATCAGAACAGCCAAAGGAGACGGAGGAGACCGAAGTCGCAGAGACTAAGGAACCAGAAGAAGAAGCTGATGTCACTACCGAATCTTCTACGGTAGTTAAAGAGGAAATAAAAGAAGTATCGGGAGAAACACCTAAAGAAAGAGCTTTGAGACTAGAAGTTACTAGACTAAGGAGAGCTGCTCGCGAAAAGGAACAGGGTAATATCTTTAAAGGGAAAGAGCCTGTCGCCGAAAAAGACAATGCTGGATACGAAAAATTGAAAGCAAGAGGTTATAATGATGAGCAGATTGCTGATTTAAAGGAAGCTGTTGATGTCTTGGCCACTGAACAGGGTTATGTAAAAAAAGACCAAACCTATAAAAAAATGGCTAATGACACCCTAGACAGTTTTATAGAACTACACCCAGAGTATTCCGTTGAAAATGATAAAGACGATATATACTGGGGAAGATTTAGTTCAATTCTTAAATCAGACTATAACTTAGCCGGTAAAGATTCTAAACAACTTATGTCTGTTTTTAATAAAATAGATAGAGATGTTAAAGAAGAACTAGGAGAAAAAGTCAGTGAGAAAGGTAAACTTGAAGCTCAAAAACAAAAGATTAAAAGTGTTTCGGCTGGTGCTTCGACATCTTCCGCTAAAGATACTACTAAACGAGAGGTACAAACATCTGGTTCTAAAGTGTTTATTGCCAGTAGTCACCCTAATTTAGTATTTAAGGACTTTGACGAAGATGAGGTGAGAGAATTTACTAAATAACAATTAAACTATATGGCCTTTACTGGATT